GGCCAGGAACAACAATGTTCACCACGTTGTTCAGGATCATGTCACCATCAGAGTCTGGGTACGCACCAAGCGGGCCAGTAACCACAGTACCGCCATCGAGACCTTGGCCCACGTTGACGTTGCCCGGCGATGTGGTTCGGACGTCCATCTTGTCCTTAGCCACAATTGACAAGGCGGTGGTCTTACCGAGAGGACGGTTGAGCTCTGCTGCTGCTGCGTTCTCAACCAATGTCTCGTTGGAGGCCAGTCTGGTCTTGACTTCAACAGTCTTCTTGCCGGACCGCACCTTGGTGGTCTTGCCGTACAACTTGCTGCGAGCGCCTTTGTTGATCGTGCCCTTCATAGCACCCGTGCCGGCGGGGTCAATCAGCACGTCAAGCATCACATCAACGTCAGTGTCGCCAACCTCGAGGGCCATCTGAACCAGGCCGGTAGCAGAAACGTCTCGACGTTTAGCAGACAGCGTGTTCAAGAAGGCGCGGTTGGGTTTGAACAACTTGGCCAAAAGATTCTGGAAGTACGCACGTTCGGCAGGCAGGTTGTTGGGATCAATCGCGGCAGACAGCAAGAACTTGGCCATGTGGTTGGACCGGCGGCCCTGAGCTGTGGCTTCAGTTGCAACTTCAACCGTAGCACGGACACCACCACGGAACTCTGCTGCCTCTTCGATGATCGGCTCAATGTTCTCGTCCGTGAAGTTCTCCTCGGACATGAAGATGATGTCGCCCTCTTTGGTAGCGAGGCCAGCTTCGTACGCTTGTTCCAGGAACTCGTCAAGGGACTCAGAGAATGTACCGGTGTCGTCGAGACGGTTTGACCACATCGCTGCCTGAAGCTGCCACGGTCGGAAGGGCTCGAGCATCATGGCTTCTTCTGCGGTCAACTCTGCTTTGCCTTCGTGCTTCTCCTTGGCCTCGCGGTACTCCTTGGTTGCTTGCGTCTTGGAGTTGATCAAGGCGGCCAGTCGGCCCATGAAGTCCGCACCCAACTCGTACATCAGTGGGTTAGCAAACGCCTCTTGGGGGATGCCGAAGAACCGGGCCATGATCACGTCGAGCGTGGCCATTGGCACTTCGGTGGCTGTCCCCATACCAAGACCCAAGGTTTGGTTGAAAGACCCTACCTTGTACTGTCCTGGTTTACCGCCATACCCCCCCCGAGCGGCTTCCAGAGCAGAAGTTTGATCCATCACGGTGATGTTGGTGGCACGTCCAGCGATGTGAGCGGTCATCAAACCAATCGCACGACGCAGGTTGTCACGCACTTCTGTCCGTGGTGAGGTCGCTGAGATGTAGGCAGCAAACAACTCGACCAGGCTCTTCTTGCCTTTGAGGAATGGGAACGCCCGGATCAGGTCGCTGCCAAACGCCTCGTACCAGAATCGTTGAGCCCAAGTCCCACCCAGGGAATCAGACACGAACTCCGCGTTTGGGGTACGCACTGTGCCGTCGTACTTGTGAACGTGGTAGATCGGCTTGGGGTCCTCGACCTTGGGGTCAGCTGGGTTTGCCTTGACGGCGGCCTCGTACTCTGCCTCACTCATTACACCACGAGCAGACGGGTCGATACCGTCACGAGTGTTACCGATGGCGAACTGAACCGTGCCATCTTCCAGACCCTCAGTCTTGACCTGAGCGGCACGCCGAGCAATGTCCTCCTCGACATCCTGCATGGCGTCCTCACCGTGGCGAGCACGCAGGGCGTCCTTGGACTGCTGCATCAAATCGTCGAGCTCGAGCTGCGACACACGCACGGCCTTGGGGGCACGGGTTCCACGAAGCTGTTGCATTGCAACAGGGTCAGAGTCACCATAGGTGGCAAAGTCCCTACCGTTGACCATCTTGACAGGCTCGTTCGGTGTCAGGCCAATACGGTCAGGTCCACCCTTACGGATGACCTCAGGGATCATGTTGCGAACGTCTGACTCCGTGACGTTGGTCTTAGCTTTGCCGTAGCCCTGCTCTCGTGCAAAAGCAATCGAGCTTGGCAAGTCAGGGTCAGCAGGCTCAAGATTGTCCTTGGCCCGCATATGAGTGCGAAGCATCTTCAGTGATTGGAATCCACGAGCTCCAAGGCCCGCCATCTCTTCCCCTTGAGGAACCTGGATGTTTGCCAAGACTGGGCCATCAGCCTGGACCATGTGTCGCATTTGCTCATCTAAGTCTGGGTAGTAGGTAGTAGTATCAAACTGCTTCGCGGACAATCCAACTGACTTAGGTGTTGACTCGGGCAACCAAAGTTCTGTTGTCAGGTACGAGTCTGAGGAGCCGTCTCGGATGTTGTCATCTAGAAGAGGCATGTCCTTTGACATGTTGCCCACAACTGTTGGTTTAGAAATAAGCTCTGGGTCGTAGTCGCGTCCACTCAAATGAATGTACACCGGCATCATTCGCTGACCTTCTCGACCTTCGTCACCGGGCAGGTCAAACTCATTTGACAGTGCAACGACGGAAGAACGATGCCTAGCCTCGTGGCCTCTCACTGACCAAGCTTTTCTTTGTTCCCCTAAGAAGTCAATGTCCATCTCTTCGACTGTCAGCATCGGCATGCCGATAGCCTCTTGGTTCCGCAGGCGTTCAGCCATAAACTTCTGAGTGCCCTCGTGTCCCGGAAGATATTGCTGCTCAGTCACCATGATCTTGGCGTTGCGTACGCTGCCTGAAGTCAAAGACAAGAACTGCATGGGCGTCATAAACTTGATGAAGCCCCTATGAAACGGAGACATGGTGTCGGAGGTCTGGCCTGGCACTGTCATGCCGCCGCCATACTTGATGCCATCAATTGTGATTTGAACCCCGTTATCGACGTTCTCCAACTCGAAATCTTTTGTGCTGCTGGGGTAGTCGCCTGGCAACACATTGCTGTGTGGTCCACGAGATCGTGCAAAGGCAATATGCCCGTCAGGAGTGGTCGCAGGGTCGGATGCACCGTAGTCCCGACCTTGACTCGTGAAGTAGCGAAGCGCTGTTCGCGACAGACCATTGGAGTCCACCGATCTAGGCAGCACACCAGTCTCTGTTGCGGAAGCGGTAGCTTCAAGCAAAGACATGAGCCGTACAGCGAATTGCGCTTGCGAGCCAAGAAGTCCCATAGAGGCAAGGCGTCTAGCCATAGGACCCTCAAGCTCAGTCACGCCGTCTTGCACTGCCTGGGTCAAGCCCTCAGACGTAATACCTGAGGCAACAAGGATGGCATCGTCACCTTTTTCAGTAATTTGTTCCAAAGACGCTACACCAGCAAGAACACTGGACACATTGCGGTTCATCTCCTCGTGAGCAACTGTGCCATCGCCCTCTTGGAAATATCTGGATGCTCCGCGAAGCACATTGACTTTGCCGCCAAGCTCCTCGATCTGCCGGTACAGCTCAGGGTTGGTGTACTGGATGACGTGCAAGAGCTCGTGCAGGCCAAGCGACAGGTATCGCAGCTGTTGACTCAGGCCGCTTTCTGGCGCTCCCTCTTGACGCCTGATGTACACAGTGTCTGGGGTCTTGGGGCTGTACATAGCCGGTGCAACACCAACTTCACCCATGCCCTCGCCACCATCAAAGAACACAACGCGACCAGCACCAAGCTTGCCGAGCTTCTCTGCTGCCGCCTTTTCTGCTTCAGTCAGGTCGCCTTCGTCAACGATGGAGATACGGGTTGCAGGGGTTTTGGAATCATCCGCAAACTGCCCCGCTTTCTCAGCCTTCTTGTTCAAGCCATCAAGAAGTTCTTCTGCGGTAACTTCAGTCAGCGCCAACACGTCAGCGACACTTGCACCGCCGCGTAGCTTTTGATCAATCTCTTCCGCATGGTTCAGCACTGCGGCCTGGATTTTGGCCTTCTGCACCTTGCCCGTAACTCGCTTGGCAATTTCGACGGCTTCTTCTTTGGCTGCTGCACGTTCCGCGTCTGACAACGATTCGTCTTCTGAACGCGCGATAGCCTCGTTGTACTTATCGCCTTCAGCCTCGATGTCCTGTTGGTCATCTTGAAGCTGCTGCCTTCTTTCATCGAGCTCAGCTTGCCGACCATCTTGGTCCTTGTTTGCAAACGTAGACACCTGTGCGTCAAGGGTGTCCAAAGACTCGTTTAAAGCGTCGGTCACGCCTGGGATAATTGCATCAGCTGCACGATCAGCATTTAGGCGGTTGAGTCCACCTTGCATAGCCTGTGTTGGACCAGAGACAATACCGCCGGCGATAGACCCCATGAGACCAGCTTTGACCAATCTCTCTATGCTGAAGCGATCTACGTCCCGGTCTTTGAAGAAGTCATAGGTCTCACCAACAGTGATGCTTGAAATCTCAGCACCGATTTCCTGAAGACCTTCTTGCCCAGCTTCCCCAAGAGCCTCACGGAGCAGACGGTTGCTACCTTTGCTTTGACCTCGAAGTGGTTTCGGAACAAGCTTCTCCAACGCACCTTCGACTGCCATAGCAGAAAAGGCGCGGACATTTGCTTCAGAAGGGTCGAACGCGATTGGATCTAGTCCGTTCTCCATGCGTTCGATGTTTGCGTTCATCTGATCGTTGAGAGCCTCGTAGTACCCGCCGTCAAATGCTCGATACAGGGTTCGTCCAAACCCGATAGCACCACCGATTTTTGCACCAATCGCCGCTCCTGGTATAGCGCCGACACCACCAAACAAAAAGCCAATACCACCCCCAATGAGAGCCCCCAGCGCAGCCGTACCGACTGTTTCGGACCCCACCTGTCCAACGGTGTAAGCAGTCTGTTCAAAGAAATCGTCACCCATAGACCCAGTAGATTGCTGCTGGATTGCCATGAGCCGGGCTTCGTCTTGCTCGTCACCAATGCCCACACCCAAACCAATTTGTTGCAGCTGAATCACACCGTCTTCAGAAGACTGGGCAAAGCCAGCAACCAGGTTTGAGAAGATACCGTCAGCCGGATCGACCTTGCTGGTACGCATTGTATCTTCGTAGACTCGGTAGCTTTCCTTGTCTTCAAACAAACCACGAGCCAAGAACTCGGTCTCTGTCATGCTCAAAGGAGCAGAGTGACTCAAAGGTGGAGCGACCGCCCTACCGCGTGACCTCCTGGTTGGGGCAAGGCCAGCGTCTCTCAAGAAGCCGTAAGGGTCATTAGGGTCGTATCTGCTCATGATCGTTTATTGTGAGGGGTTGTTGCGACGACCAACGCTTGAATTAGCTTCCCGCTCTCGGTCACGCTGATCAGGAGTTTGTTTTGGCTTAGCATCTTTATTGGCCTGCCGTGCTGCGGACTCGGTTGCGTAGTAGTTGCCATTTATGTCTTGGAATACAAGACCAAGAGACTCCAAACGTGCAAGAGTGCTTTGCGCGATTGGGTCTCGACGTGCGCTCAATGCCATAACTTCTTCATTGATGTTATTAGCATTCAAGAACTTTCTTTCGTCGAAGAGCTCCTGACTATTGCGGTTGAAGAAAGCTACAAGTTGATCGACCTGCTTACGTTGGTTGCCTTCCAGAGGGTTTCTATCAAGGTCAGTTTCCAACTCTTCAAAGCTGCTGTCCAGCGCTCGACTTTGATTAGCCGCCACTTGTGATTCTATGGTTGCACGCTTTGGTGTGCCTGGGGCCTGAGTGGGGTCAGCAGCCTGCATAATTACCTGTTCAAGGTAGCCCCGGTCCATAGATATGGTTACCTGACCAAGAGTCCTCGAGACCATGTCCGCCGCCTGGCTAGTGGCCTGTTGAATTTGTGCGTCCAAACTGTCGCGGCTGGCTGGGTAGCCTTCATCGTCTGTCTTCATAAGTTGGTCGATTCTGATCAACAAAGCCCTGAGCTGATCATTTCCCATCGACAAAGTTTTTACAGCGTCAGCAAAGGCTGGGAGGTTTTGAGGGGTAAAGCTGCGATCCATAGCGTCACCGGCTGTCATCAAGCCTGCAATCGCCTGTACACCCTGCATCGTGTTTGTAGAAGCGGCAGCGGCAGCGTGATTTTGGTTTGCTTGGTTACCTGTAATGTCGCTGCTTATGCGAGCTCCAAAAGCGGCAACCGCCTGTTGTACTGCACCCGACTGCATTCTGTAAGTTTCCGTGCGGGCTTTGGCTTCCAAGCTCTTAGCCTGCCGCTTGTCTGCGAGGTCAACCCCACCGACATACGCCAAGACACCCATTGGGTCCATCTTGTAGAACGCTCGATATGAGTTAGCGGTGTCTGGACTGATCTGCTCCAAAGCCACTGCATTTTCCAGCATGGCTTCAAACACATCTTCGTTCTCTGCCGCAAACTCGTCCCGGTTGATTTGTTCAACAGCCTTTGAGATTACCTGGCGTCGTGTAGATTCGCGCTTGCGAATTGCTGCGAGCATCTCGCCGGCAGACACCTGGATCACTGCACCGTTGGGAAGCTTGGCCACTGGTCGTCCAAAGGACGTGCCAAAGTCAATACCCTCAAGACCCCGGTAAGACCCGGTGCTCAGTGCCTCCATAGCGTCCGCAGCAGACAGGTTGCCAAACGCCTTCATGTCGCCTTCAGCAATCTGCTCACGGTTGCGTTCCGCAAAACGACCCAGCACAGCACGTCCAGGATCGGACATTGGGTACGCAAGGTTTAGACTAAATCCACTTGCCTGGCTCATTCTGTATCTCCGTCAAAATCTGATGTGTCGTCTTGTTTGTTTCGTTGGAACAAAGATGCGATGCCCAAGGCTGCAAAGGTTTCCGTCAATCCCTGTTGAATCTGCTCAGCCAAATCAAGTTGGGCCAGATTGTTGGCTTCTTCGTTCGCAAGGCCATCGTCGATTGATTTGAAATACATCTTGTCAAGCTCAGCTGCATTTGCTTCGTTAAGTTTGCCAGTAAAGTCTTTCAAACCCTTGATGCCAGAACTGTAAGCAGACGCAAAGCCAGCGCCGCTAAGGCCCCTCGCGGCCCGTCGTGCACCTTCAGCCTCTAAGCCAGAAGCCAGTGAGGTTGCAAAGGCAGAGAACATCTGACCACCAAGGCCGACTTGTTTTGTCCCTTCGTTTGGCTCTTTAGCACCTTCAGTAACATACTCTTTGGCCACCATGGTTAGCTTCCTGTAGTTGGGGTTTGGTACATCGGGATGCCCAAGGCTCCGCCGATGCCTGCTGTTGCGAGTGAGAGGCCAGCGCCCAACAGAGCGCCGCCAAGGTTGAAGCCCGAGCCGATGTTCTGTGCCCGGCCCATGGCTGTGTTGTATCCGGTAGAAGCAATTGCGGACCCGCCCTCGAGCATGCCCTGAGCAATGCTGGTTGACAGACCTGTAATGCTGGTCGTGTACGCACGGCGTACGTCACTCAGAGCCCCGGCTTGCTGGCCTTCCAAAGCGACCCGCTGCTGGCCGGCAGCCGACATCGTGCTCGCTCGGTTGAGCAGCAAGTCAATATCAGCCATGCGGTACTTCTCTTCAGACCGACGTAGTTCCCGCTCGCCCTCCATGCGTGTAGCGGCCAACATAGACTGCCCGAAGGATGTAGCCCCTACACCAGTCAGCTGATTCTGGGCCATCTGTCGAAGCTCGGCACTCTCTGCTGCTCGGCGGATATCTTCCTGCTCAATCGAGAAGCCTTCAGCCATCTTGGCTTGGGCAGCGTCAAAGCCCTCAGTCAACGATCCCATCACCAGGCTGTCAAACGACGCGATCTGGTTCTGGAACGCTTCCTGCAAAGCGCCAATGTCCTCTTGTTCAGCAGCCTGCACATCACCAATGGTGGACAACATGCGACCCTCGAACTCTTCAAGGTACGCGCCCATAGAGGCTTTGTACTGTGCAAAAGCCTCCCGCATGGCGCGGTCGCGGTCTGCTTCATCTCCGAATAGGTCACTCAAAAAGCCCATCAGTCAACGCTCCTAAATGGCCCACCGTCTTCGACGTCTACGGAGATGTCCTCCAGCGCCCATGAACGGCCATCGGCCTCAATGTTGATAAATATGTCACTCGCTCTAATACGCACACGTTTCGCATTTGATCGGCCCCTTTCCAACACGGTTTTGTCGGATTCAGTTCGATCCAAAAATTGTCCGCCTTCAACGGCGATTGAGTCAGCGAGCCCCGAGCCCACGAACTCATCTTTTAATGGAATAGATGCAGGCAAACCATCGACTGCATTTTCCGTCTCATAGTACACCCGGTTGGGCACGAACTCGTCGTTGGCGTCCGTCCAGGTAATCTGCCACTTGCCGGCACTACTACGATCCAAAAGCCAGAACGAAGGGCCTGACCACGATGAGTCATTGATCAGCTCATCAGTAGCAGTGATCGCCCAGCTAGAGTCAGATCCAGGGTTGGTCGCATAGCCGCCAAACAGAAACACCTTTGTTCCAGACCCGGCTGTGTGATATGTGCCATCAAGCGTTCCACCGTCAAGTGTCGTGCCGTCAAACTGAACAGCAGCTGCCGGTCCACCTGCCCCGTTGTTTAGAAGTTCAGTCGCGTTACCTCCGTCCAAGAGGTTGACAACATCTTGGATAGAAAGATTGCCCTCAAAGCCCAGTGCTCTCTGTGCAGTCTCTCCGGTCACCAATGTGAAGTACGGACCGTTCGTGATGTTTGGCGTAAGAATCTGGTTGTTCAGAATCTCATTCCGCTCACCCAAAATGAACCTGATTTCTCGCAACAACACACGACGGCTTGGGTCAGAGTTGATCGGGCCAATGATCAATGATGATTTGAACTGCTGCAAATCTTCGGTAGCCCTGTGGTCCACTCGATCTCCAGGTGTTTCGCCTGGGTCGGTAAATGACGTACTGGTCAATATCTTGCCATCAGTACCACCAGCCACCTCTTCGGGTATGACCATGATCTTGCCATTGTCGGTGAAGAAGTAAGGGACCTGACGTGTGCCAGATACTGGTCTAAACGGCACAATCATGTTGACGGCACGAAGTCCGGACGTACCAATCTGCCAGGGCCACCAACTGCCGTTGTCTGTGGACAGCGCAAAGATCCGGGATGCCGTTGGGTCATCAGACCGCGTAATGCAGACAAGGGCCATAGAGCGGCCCTCATCGAAGCCCATGATGATTTCTGCATCCTCGAAGTCGGTGGTCGCAAACAGTGCGTCAAGTTTGCCGCTGGTGGTTCGTGTACCACGGTCGATGTTGAAGTCGTTAGGGTTGATCCCAAACACGCCCTGCCGGCTTGCCACCAACACGCCAAGCTCGCCGAGGTTTGTCGTAGCCCTTGGCCCCAGGCAACCCACCTCTTTTGACACTCGACGCAAGGTAGCGTCGTCAAACACTGGGTCATTGGTCAAGACCACAAGGCTGCTCTCACACGCATACAGCAAGCCGCTCGTGCCGATTGGGCTAAGGGCGACGATGTTGTCACCAACCTGACCAAACTTGACTGCCGTGCTACCGGCCTGAGCTTCACTTGCAGTGCCGGCGTTAGGTGTCCAGTCAAAAGGATTATTGATCTTGCTGATGAACCAGTTGTTCAACTGTGAACCAACACGAGCCAAAGCGATCCTCGTACCAAACTGAGTGATCAGCTGTGCTTTGTTGCCTTCAGAAGAACTGTTGTTTAGGGTCGTATCGAACACAGTGCGAGACGCGCCAATCCAAGCCGAGATGACACCCGTGCCGTCATCCAAGGACATGTCCACTTTGACGTATCGTTGGCCATCAGTCATGTAGACAAAATCGTTTACGACGTCAGGTGGGGTAGAAGATGTCTTCTCGTTTTCAAAGTCCTTTGGTCCGACATGGCGGAAGTGGGCCATCTCAACCCGCCTGGTGGACGGGAATATGGCAGCCTTGTTGTCAAAGCTTCCGCCCGTTCCAAAATCAAACACGCCATCTGGCAAAAGCTCTGCGGTTACAGCAGAGCCGCCAAAGTTAGACAAAGCACCGCTCTGGTCGTATACAACCCCAGCGCCGCTACCGTTTGCCAAGATATTGCCGCCGATGTCAACAGTGCCGTTGTATGTGGCTTGGGCGACAAGTTTGAGTTGCTTGGGCTGGCCAGACAAGTCTGTGGCGAACACCTTGCCGTTGGCAACATAGATCAGCCGTCGTTTGCGCACCGCAGTGCTGCCCTTACCGACAATAGACTCAACAGAAATAGCGCCCTGGATGCCGCTTGCTGCCCCGGCATCGCCAATCAATCGGAATGGCGGTCGCGTACCCAAACGCTTCCGGTTGTCAAAAGAGTCAAATGGAAACAGGTTCAAACACTCTTTGGTCAAGTTCGGTACTGAAGTACGGAAAGGAAGAGAATCCGAAAAGCCGTCAAACGGGATGGGGACTTTTGAGTACGGCATTACCTCGTTCTCACAAAGAAACCAGCATTACCAAAATCGCCCGAGCCACTGCCAACCTGCGTGCCGCCATTAAGGTTTTTGCTGACTGTGGTAGTAATACCTGTAATATGTGGCTTGCCATTACCTACATCTAATGTGGTAAATACGTCAAACACAATACGCCACGCAAAGAATTTACTTTCAGACACTGGATTGGGCAGTGTGGTGTCTTCTTCAGCTACACCGGTCGAAGGGTTTGAAAAAATCAACTCGAAAGCCTTTATCAGCTCTTCACGAGCAAGCACTCGCGCGTCAAGAGCCCCGGAGTCGTCCAGGCTGTAAGCTTTCATAGTGTCTGTCACAAGAGACCGGACAACTGTGCTCTTGTCGTCAATAATCAAACGACCGGCAGCAGCTTGTGCGATTGCAGCAGACGAACCATTTGGGTGAATCATGTCTGGTCCGAACCGGTCAGACTCGACATTCACAGGGCCGCAAAAAATTCTAGGAGACGGGTTACTTGTGCCAAACTGAACGACAAAAGATGCTCCATTTCCAGCACCTAGGTTTGGTCCATCGACCTTGCGAAAAATAAACGGCTTGTTGTTGTCGTCGTTTGTTGGTGCGGTCAGAAGCATCAAGTGCCCCATGACGTGCGTTGTGCTTCCAGCCTGCCCAGAGTTGTACACATTACTTTGGGGCTGCTCTGTCCTTATTGAGTAGTAAGGAAACGAGTGGAAAGGCGTCCCCTGAGTAGAAGCACCGCTATGGCTCGGACCGCGCCCGGATTTCAAAGAGTGAGTTCTGGGCAAACTTGCACTGGCATTTTGTTCGCTTGAATCATCAGCCGGATCGTTTGGATCTCGACCAGCAATAATCAGTTCTTTGCAATTAATAAAATTAGTAGCACTGGCTGTTTGCGAGTTGGTGATCTTCATCATCAGATTGCCATCATGCTCCTCCACACGGAAAGCATCAGTCTGACTCGCGTGACCAGAACCCAACACACCTAAAGACGGAGAGGTAGAGGTTTCTGTTGTGGGAGATATTGTCGTGCACCCTGAATTAGACACTGAAAATACTGTGTCGTCTCCCCGCTTTACCTCAAAAGACTTCATCGTCGTAGACGACACAGCTCCAGAGTTGACAACCATGGCGCAACTTGTCGGATGCAAAATGTGCTGACCGAGTCTGTTATGGCCACGATCTGGGAAGATCGCAACCGCGCTCTCATCAACTCCGCTAATTCTGTTCGTGATGTTGACAGTTGCTCTTGATGCCGTCTGAGTGGGGTGCGATTTTACTTCCAGCTGCACACGGTTGGTTGCACCGCCAAACTGATGGGCTTCACCGTTGTGATAGGCAAAAGCCCTGTTGTCCGCCAAAGCTTGTGCAATAGTCGAAAGAGAACCTCCTCGGTCTTGGCCAATGACCATGCGATGATCAACCAAGATACCTGGCTCGCCTTCAGCGAGAACCTTCGCTCCCATCGTGCCCGAGTTGTACGAGCTGCGTCTAAACTGAATTGTTCCGGTAGCTTGCGGCATTAGGGGGTGAACCTCATGTGGAACCCAGACATCTCAGTAAATCCTGCGCTAGGTGAGAAAGTAGCGCCGGGGTTAAAGACTCCAACTGCCCGTGTTTGGATTATTGCCCCAGCTGAGCCCTGAGTTCCTTTGAAGAACTCCACAAGAAACACAAAATATTTCTTACCACTTGGGCTTGTTGGCACAGTAAAAGAAGCACTATTAGATGTATTGATTGCAACAGCCTCATCAAACATTGCTTCGACATAATTCATGATCTCTCGTCGAGTCATGACCTGGTCAGTGTTTATTCCTGTGGCTGTAGCGCTGATGCTACCTGTGTTGCGTGCAGCTCCTGAGAGCTGGAAGTCGTTTGCAGCAACGGTACTGCTCGACCGTAATGAACCACACTCAACCGTGCCGTCAGCCATAACTCGGAACCGGTCCGTCGTGCTGCCCACCCTTCGACACTGGATGAAAGCTGTGGATGCGCTTGAACCAGCGGTCAAATTCAATTGTCCCACGGTTGAAGCGCCTGTGCCAAATCCAGTTAGGGCGTAATACGGGAAGTCGCTGTGCGTGCCAGATTCACCGGCAAACGATGAAGGTGAGGCAGAGCTTTTGAATAGACAAAGTTGTGTTGTATCGCCAATTTGAAGACCGCCCCGCACGAACGCAAAGCCGTCTGTTGAAGTACCATCTGCCTTCACCAAGTCTTTGATCCGGAACAAAACTGTTCCCGTGTTTGATTGCACCTCAAAGATGCCAGTGTTATTAGCACCTGAACCCTTGACCACCATGGACGCTGAGGTTTCAACTTTGGTTGTCAAGTCTGCGTCTGGCTTTACAACTAGCCGACCGGACTTGGTAACTTGGAAGACCGGAACATCTGCGTCTGCTCCTTGACGCTTGAGTTCAAAAGTATTGCTGGCAGTAGAGGTAAGAGGCTGTGACAACAGGAAGGCTGTGCCTGTCGTCATATTTCTTGCGGTAACTTCAAGTGCTGTAGCAGCACCAGAGCTGACCTTGTAGATATCATTGTTGCCAGAGTCCACCACCTTGAAGATGGGGTTTCCGGCAGATTGCGAGGCGTGCCCCTTCACCGTGAGTTGGACCACGTCAGAGAATCCACCAAGCGTACGACCACGGTCGTTGTTGTAGTAGAACCGCTTTTGCTCAGTCGAAAGGGTCGCAAAGTCAGACGTACCATCCCCTACGACGGCATATCGCTCGTCGGTGACAAGAGCCATTTCACCCGCAGCTAACACAAGGGTGTTGTTAGAGGCTGCAAAGGCTGATGCGGTATCACGTCGTAGTTGGATGGTTACTGGCATCAGTCAAGTTCCTTCAGGATTTTGGCTTTGAGCCACTCGAGGATGGGTCGTCCAACCCACACTCCGGCGAGGAAGGCCCCGGACACGACGAGCAGGGAGGCAAGAACATTAGAGAACGAATCGAACATAACTTGAGATCCTTTAGATTGATTCCAAATACCAGCGTCGCCACCCCAACTGTCCCGATGATCAGCACCAGGGTCCACAGATAGGTCAAGGCTTCCGCCAGCAACACATTGAGGACAATAAGTCCAATACCAGTCAGAAGGGGAATCCACCCCTTGACCCCCCGGCTGATGAAGAGCAGTACCGCCCCACTCATCAAGCACAATCCCCCTGCCCACCGAAAGGGTTCCAGAGCTGCTATCGCTGGGTCCGCTGCTTGTTCGGGACTCAGCCCCACCTGGGGCAAAGTAAAACCCAGGCCGCCCCCTCCAGAGGTTTGGCAGCCAAGCATCAGAAATATCCACCAATACCGCATCATTTCTCTGTCTTACCTTCTAAACGTGCAATACGCTGTTCGACACTTTGGGTTCGTGTTTCAAGCAGTCTAACTGCTTGGTCCAGACGGTCCACGGCGTGCCGAAGCGATTCAATGGCAGCCTTGACTTGTGCCGCACCGAAGATGATTCCAACGATGATTGAGGCTGGTGTAGCCCATGAGTCAAGGTGTTCCATCACTTCTTCTTCTTTCTTCGACGACCGCCTGCGGTCACGGCATATTCGACCCTAGAGGGTCCAGTCTTACGGGCGGCAGCCGAACGCTTCTCTGCCGCTGTCATTCGCTTGGCAACCTTGGCTGGCCGGCAGGCGGGGTAGGGACGCTTGCCCTTCTCTTTGCCTGAACGACCACACTTCTTGCCGGTCTTGATGTCCCGCCAGTCCTCTTTGAACCACTTACGCAATCCGCCTTGGTACGCCATTACGACCTCTTTCGTTTATTGAATAAACAGCTAATCGTGAGAAGTGGCCAGACCCCTGCTTCAGGGATCGTCGTATACTCATCTCCCCCGAAATCCCAATCCAAAAGGAGCATCTCTTGACCACTATTCTCGAAGACAAAGACTGGATTGACGAGGAGGTCATTTTGCTCGATGGCCTGGAAGAGGCTTTGATTGGGATCGGTGAGCAGAATGGCGGCATCGGGCAAGTAGCTACCTACAGCGTTAGAAAAATACTGGACATCTTGATGACCAGAGACGACATCTGTTGGGAATGCGCGTTCGAGTTCTTCAACTTCAACATCGCTGGCCTCGGCCTTGGAGTCAAGACTCCCGTCCTGGTCCACGACCTCAAACCCGACGATGCGATCCGGCACTCCGACACCTGTAGCTGCTGCGACGGAGCCAATTGTTGTTGAGAGGCCCAAGGCAAAGTCCAATGACTCTTTGCCGGCGAGTGTAGAAACGACAGTAAGAGCCAGCGTAAGACGCTGGTTCTTGGCGCTGATTTCTTTGCAGCGGCTCTCGCAATCGGAGAGCTGCTTCTGTTCTTCAGCCTGTCGTTTCTGACACTCAGGACAACTCATTTGTATCCGCCGCCACGCTTCTTGTAGGTGCGAACCAACCACGCATTTGCATACGCAGATGGGTACACATCAAACTTACGCTTGGCCTCTGCCTTCACCCGGCTGTACAGCGATGGGTTACTGGGCTTCGGCCCCGACTTTTTTTTGGCTTTTTTCTTTGCCATTACTTACGTCGCTTCATCACTTTCTTGCCGAAAGCAGTGTTGCCAAACTTCTTAGCTCCAGCTTTAGCGACTCTTTTCTTACCCATGGTCTTCTTCTTACCATTGGTTTTCTTTCGTCCGGCCATTACAAACCTCGTCTTTCTTTGACGTATTGAAAAAATTCAGGGCTTACCTTGTCGTAGTAGCCCATTTGTTGAAGGACTTCGGATGTCTTATTTACGACAGACAACCGTTGCACAAACACTAACGAGTACGCCTCGTCTAGTAACTTTCCCCAGTGGTCTGGTTCTAGATCAGGATCATCAGGATCTTCGTCCCCCGCTATGAACGGAAGTAGAACCAGGTCGATGTTTCTCTCGACCAACTCTTCGTTTGTCTGGTCGCAGTATTCTTCTAGACCGCTGCTACCATCTTCGGACACTGCAAACGCGATAATCTCGTAAGAGTCATCCCATGAAAGAATCGCGTCTGTAAGTTCCTTTTCGCCACCAAGCATCACTAAACACTTGTCCTGAACCCATGCTTTCTTTGCAAACGGGCAAGGCTTGTGTCCACTGTAGTGATCGCTTGGTACGTCAAGATAGTTCACCACCCAGTTGTGGATCTCTTCTTGGACGTTGGTCAAGTTGAACTCGGGGTTTGCGGTTGTCATCTTCAGCCGCCCCCGCCGCGACCGCCCTTTGCGCGACCGGGCTTTGATGGGGGAGTGACAACTTTTTTGCCACCAACTTTGCCTTTGGTCTTGGGCTTGCTTTTGGTCTTTTGGCTGCCAAAGGAGATTGCTGCTCTAGAGGCAGCACTTCGACCTCTGCCCTTAGCAGTGGACTTAGACTTAGACTTCTTGATTTCCAGCTTGTCTTTCTTTGCTTTTTTCTTCTTAGCCATGTTGCTTCCTAATTAAAAGTGAGTGAGGTGTTCAGCCCGTCGTTGATGTCACCTTGAAGCATCTGTGAAAGACCGTCGCTGAACTTGTTAGAAATAAACTGTGCTATCGGCCTGCCGTTCCGATACTCGTGACCCGTGGGAAGAATGCCGGTGCGACCCACGACACCGTAGGTATGGGCAATCCAGCCTTCCAGCCGTTTGCGTTGAGATTCGCTGGGCAGAAAGTCAAGCACCACTACGTCGCCAATGCTGCCGGCAAAGTCGTTGTTGCTATCCGCAAACCCTGCGTCGGACCCTAAGAATATCTGGCTCTCAAGATCAAACGTAACAGCAGGATTGTCTTCTGTTGTAGCTGCAACTTGAGTGTTCAAGAAGTACCGGTGCTCTTCTAGTCCGTCGTCAGACGCCTCTTCATTAACCTCGATAGCAATGATGTTGGTCGAGTCTCCAACTACAGTGCCAAGGTTTGCTGAAGAAAAAGCTCCAGCCTTTGCGGTAATCGTGCGATTGCCAGCTTTGTTTTGTGATGAGTACCTAATTACACAGTCTGTGCTTTCCAAAGCGAGTACGGTGTTGAGCAGGCCAACTTGGCTATCACATTTGGAAAAGGTCTGGATGTACCTGTTTGTCCCTAGGCTGGCGGAGTTTTCATCACCAGTAAAGAAGTCGTCACCGTCTTCAAACAACAGAGCTACGCTTGGTCCAAAGGCTTCGACGTCCGGGGCATCTGCTGGAGTGTTGTCTCTGAAGTTGTTTTGATCACCAAGCAGACCCTGGATCGGACCCGTAGTGGCTTGGTTCGTAGCACTCACCAAGCTAGTGTTGACGTCCTCGATGGGCAGCCACATGAACAGATGTTCAGTCAGGTTGTTAGGGTCCCAGTACGCCATCACTCAAACGCTATGTCCAATTTGATGTCAGCACCAATAGACGCTGACGTGACCTTGCCACGCATGTGAGGAAAGATGGCAATTGAATGACCCTCAAGAACATCGCTGCCTGAACCGGTACGAGTCACCGTCTTGATGTTTACAAAGTTGACGCCGTCGATAGATCCTTCGAGCCGGCAAGAGCATGCAGCATCTGACAGCTTGAACGTAGCAAGCCCACCCGTGCCCCTGATGACACGATCGTCTTTGCCCCGAAACGGGTTGAACACGAGCCCTGTCGAGGCCCCTGTTTGGTTCGTCAAATCTAGTAGGTTGGCAACCCTCACTCGTCAAAATCCTCGTTTTCGTTTGGGTAGTCGTCTTCTTTGAACAAGATGTCAACCGCAACCTCTGCAAGCACTCCAGACACTGTCCATTTGTCCATGTTGAACTCAAGTGCGTAGTTGTTTACCAGTTGCTCGAGTTTGTGCTTGAGGTGTTGAGGTGGCGTTATCATGGCATCGTCAGAAGCTCTGCTTCCCATTCCTTCGCATTCAATCTTGAAGCTGTCTCCATCCTCGCTTCGATAATCGCCATCCCCGATCCCCAGTTGCCCGTGTCTTTCCGGCTCATGTAGTCCGGCTTCAGGGGTCCACAGGTCCCAACATTCATAAACCACCAGGGCAGGGAAACCTTCTTTGTTCTCATCATCCTGGTTGGTGGGACCGGTCGGTGAGTGTGTCCCCTCACAAACAGGCGGTAAGGGTGACACCCCGTCGAGTTGTTCATCTGAAGTCCTTCGAGTTCGTCCGATGTCAACCCGCAATCGAACCCGTGGTAGAACACGATCTGGCCCACCTTGTAGCAGCCCTTCGATGATTTGATGTAGGGCCGCCAGTGCCACTGCTTGAACTCGTTCGCGTACTCCGTGTTCATCCAGTCGCACGTCTCTCTCAAGCCCTTGGGTATCCGTCTCGGGTCCGCTCTCCGAATGTTGTCGTCGTGATTCCCTTCGCAGACGACCATCCGGCAGCTGTCCGGCAATGCCTCCCTGATGCTCTTCATGAAGGCGGCGGCATGCCGATACTCGTCCATCAAAGTATGGTCGCATTCGTCCGGATGAACGGAGGCTGCGGCGGCGTCGAATACGTCTCCGCAATGCACGAAATGAGTCACACCGTCCAGTTTGTCGAGGTTGTCGAGAATCCACTTGTGGGTCTCCGGTGGGGTGTGAGGACTATGAGTGCAACTGATTGCAACAATTTTGGCGTAGTCGTGAGACATTCAACATCTCCATCTCCGCCGTGCTGCACATATGCGTTTCTTTGGTGTCTTGGAGCAGTTGATGCCATGCATCTTCATCTGGCCGGCAGAACGTGAGCAGTAAGACTTGCGTCTCTTTGCTCTCGATCCTGTTGGCTTTTTTTCTGTGACTGCGGTCTTGAGCTTTGACCCAGGGTTGCGTCGGCGGTACGCAGCTACACCCTTTTTGGTCATGCCTGCACCCTTCGACGTAGGCCGCTTGTGCCCACTCCGGACGCTCATACCCTTCATGCCTTTTCTTTTGGTAGCCATCAAGAGGGGTCCGGTATGTTGCCGTTAGGGAAGAAATTCAATCCTGAGTATGAGGAACCTTTGCGAACTGCCAGGGGGATGGGCCCGTAGTTCGGATTAGTTGTCCCGTCACGCCTCAACGCTTGGTCGTAAATTGGTCCAGCCTCGACGGCGGCCACACGCTGGCTGGCGTCGCCGTACTCGCCACCTTCCCCAAAGGCCCGGAGGTACTCCAGGAATAGCGGGATGGCAATGTCGTCTACCGGCAGCTCAAACAGTAGGGACGCATTGGCACTTGTGTCCGAGCCAGTCACGTCCGTGGAACGCACGTTTGGAAAGTTCCTTCGATATCGGATTATCAAAGCTGATGTCTCTGTGTTTGCTGGCTTGGGATAAATCTCAAGACGCAAATCGCTGATGGCTGTGCCGAAATCAGTGTCAGGCTTTGTGACCAAAATGAAGAACTGGCCGTCTGTCAGTTGCAGATTGTTGGCCTCGAGGGACGCAAACTTCTCAGGGGTCGTGAACTGAACGGTCCGAAATGTGTTGCCGTCAGGCACTACCGAGATGATTTGACCAGACAGAACTTCGTTGAGAACGTTGTCTGTCGGCAAAGTCACAACATCGCTGCCGGCTGTGAACCCAAGCTTGACCTGAGAGGTGCGTTCTTTCCATGTCCAAGCGTGATGAAACAACTGCTGGCCGGCAGAGTTAATGATCTCTGCGACACGCTCATCCACGGTCATACCCGTGGCAGTCGAAGGGTTGCCACCGCAAGCAAGAAGTACGGCAGCCTTTGCTCGTTGTACGGTAATCGGCATAGGAAGAGGAGAAGGGGGCGGTAGCCCCCATCTCCCGTGTGATCGTTAGATCAATCAGACATTACCTGGCGATGAGAAGCCATTGATCCCGTCAAACAGGACCGATGTCAAATCACCAGACGTGGCTGTGTCTTCGAGGGCAACGCCCACGACTTTTTCAAACGCTCCGCCATTATCCGCTGGGTTAGTCCCTTGAGCTTCAAGGCGACCATCAGTGGTTGCAGATCCAACAAGGGCAATGCCAGCATTAGCGGTGTCTTCGCATTTGGCATCAACCACACCGCGTAGAACGATGCGACCTTTGGCTCCACTAGACACTGCATCAGAAGCAATGCCCAAAAGGAGATTTGGAGTGCTGTCAGCTTGATTGTGCTGACGGGCAGCGGAGAACTTGCCAGCGGCAAGCGTGAGAACCATCACGTCGCCCTTAGCCACAGCTTCGGAACAGGTGATGACTACGGATTCTTGGGCGAAGGCTACAGCGCCGTCGCCAGCTTGTGTTGCAATTTTTACCATGGGAACAGATCCTCTTTAGGTTTATCCGGTCACGTCGGTGACAGTCGGGGCAAGGATGCCGTGACGCTGACGTGAGTTTGCAAGAATGTTGTACCAGCAGTCCGTGATTTGGACGTAGGTAAACGGTTGATTTGGGTGACGCATCACTTCGTGCTTCTCCATGTATCGGTTGGAGTGGATCACAGGAGTGAGGTAATCACCATTGATGAAGTGGTAACGAGGACCAGGCTGGATGACATTTGCACCGAGCTCGGTAGCACCAGCGGAGCTATCCAAAGTCAAAGCAGCAAGTTCGGTTGCTTGATACTGGGCAGCGGTTCCCACAGTTGCAGCTGGGTAAATAGCTGCGGTGTCCAACTCAGCAACGTAGGTCAACGGCACACCAGAGTAGGTGGGCTGGTTGTAAGCCATGTCTTGCGGAGCAAACGAACGGTCGTTGCTAGCACGAAGAGCCTGCTTGTAAAGGTTCAAACCTTCACGGGAGCAGAGAATCTTCTGACGGTTGAACACGATGTTCTCGAAGTACGCCTCGAAGGTCGGGGGCGGACGGAACTGAAGCCGCAAGTACATCTCGTCAAACGCGCCCAAGTAGCTGAACACGTTGATGGCAGCGAAGTTGTTGTACGGCATCGTTCCGGTGACAGAGGCGTAGTCGATGACTGCCTTAGAACCGTCAAAGGATGCACTGCCTCCACCGCCAAGTACACCAGCGTCACTGATGGCTTGGGTTGCGGTCGTGTCGTAGAACACAACTTCGTTGGTCCAACGATCTTCGGAATCTGGGTCAATACCGAGCAAGTTGCCGGAGCAACCGACTGGACGACCACCACGAACACCGTTAGCACCGCCGCCATCAAGCTCAGTTTGAACGCAAACTTCAGTGATCAAGGAAGGAATCGAGTATGGATGCTTGCCACTCTCGGTTTCCATTTCAGAGAAGTTGCCTTGCGTTGGCTTGAACAAAGCTTCTTCAAAGCCGTTGACCATGGAGGTCACCATTCGCTGTTCCTTGGAACGCTTCAGGTTCTTGTACATAGCCTTGGTTGCATCTGCGGACAGACCGGCTCCACCTTGCAGTTCTACTTCTGCGTCGGTGAAGGTCATGTGGTCCATCGAGAATCGCCAGTTGGCTGTGATGGTGTCCATCACCTGCGGATTGCTGTAGGTGAAGGTCTCGTTTGGTTGATAGAACTGGAATGACCGTGCGTCATCGAACATGAGGACGTCACGAATCTCGTTGCCACCTTGGATGGCCTGGTTCTTCTCTCGAATCAAATCACCGAAGAGGTAGTTACGCTTAACTGCTTCGTTGATGAGAACGTCAGGTCCGGTGAGATATACCGGGCCAGTCGCCTCCATGAAATCGAGGAAGTTCTTAATGTGGGTTCCTGCCACGATAAAACTCCTTGAAAGGGACTAGCCCCTTGCGGGGCGGGTTTATCGCATTGTGGCTCGCCTTGCGTCTTCTTTAGAACCGCCATTGAGGATGATGTCGAGTGCGATTTCGTCTGCTTCGTCAGGTGTCAGTGGCCGTTCAGATTTTACTGATGTGCCTTTCGGCGGGGTAGATACTCTTGCCGGATCCACTGATGTTGACCTGTCCGCAGCCTGCGACTTCGGAACTCCCATAACCTCTGTGACGGCACGCTTGGCTAAGCTTTCAATGCCGTTGAATTCACCTGGATTCCCGTCATACAAAGCGGTCATGCGTTCTGCGATATGGGCTCTTTCGCGGTCTGTGACATCGTCATAGGACTTCAGAGCTTCATCAATCCGCAGCTTGGCAATCTCGCCAATCAGGGTCTCCACAAGTAACTTCTGACTCCGGTCTGGGGCTGACTGCAACTGGTTTGCTGCTTCCAACTCAGGACTTTTGTCTTCAGTCTCGGCGACTTCCGTTGGTTCGGGGTCGTCAGGTGCGCTGCTTGGTTCCGCAGTCCGCGTTGTGTCGCTTTTGGATTGGTTATCCTGAGCTGCGACTTGCTCTTCAAGATGGCGCATCTTCTCAGAGTAGCCATCCACGTTCCCTTGCATCTCCATGAGGGTGTCGGCCCATTCAGAAAGCGACTCAGGTGAGTCCGCAAACTTGTCGAGCACTGCCTCAGGTACTTTCGCCCGCTTGAGTGCGCGTACTCGTTCGGGTGTCAGCGTGAGATCCTTGGGTTGTTCAGTCTGTACGCCGTCGTCTGAGGTTTGTTCCCCAGATTTTTCAGCAAATTCTGCTGCCTTGGCGGCATTGGCCTCTTTTTGGTCAATAATACGGCCAAGAATTTCTTCTTCTTCTGGCGTGAACTCTGGTTGTGTGTCTTCTGCCATTAGTCTCGCTCCAATCCAAGACGGTTCATGACTTCTCGTTCATGCCGTTGGGATGAAATGATTGGTTGTCCATGCTTGTTGGTCTCACAGCCAGGTACATTCCGTGGCATTGACCTACTCACATAGGGATACTGGTGGGTCACAACTTCTACAGCCGCAGAGATTTGTGAATTGCTTACAATTCTGGTCAGACGTTCGCCGTCTTGTTCGATGACTGAGCCAATCGGTGGTGCATCAGCCATGTTGTAGTGCAACTCGACGATTTTGCCGTCCGATTCTCGGCTGAATTCGTACATCGGCATCAGAATCCACCTCTTCCGCGTGCCCCTCGCTCTTGATTGCGCAGTTCTTGCGCTGCATCTGCTGGCCCAGTCTGCATTCGGCTACGGGCTGCGGCTTGTTGGGACGCTGCCTGGGCCTCTTGCTCTTGAACTTGGGCTTGTTGGGCCTCTTGTGCCTGCTTCATAGCCTGTTTGAGCTCTTTGGCGTTCAAGATGTCGCCCATATCTGGGACATTCAGGGCATCACCGACGATTGCCATGAGTCGTTCCCAGTTGATGAACGGCATGGCGGCAACTTGCTGGCCGACATTGCCAACAATCTGCATCAGTTCGACGGCACGACGCTGTTGCAAAGCTTCGCTGGTGCGTTCCATGGAGTATGCCTGCACATCAAGTGTCATCTCGGTGAGGTCAATACCCATGTCACGACCCTTGGCCCGTGGCGGCAGTTTGTATGCGGCAGCCTTTGGACCCAACGGCACTTCGGTGTCATCGTTGATGATGTACCAGGCCGCTTTGTACATGAGGCTGTTGACAGCATCGGCGAACTGGCGTTGGATGTAGCCCAGACGCAGGCTTGAGGAGGCTGACGCAGTCGAGACTTCGGTTGCAGTTGCATCACCAGTCACTGAACCACGGATCACCTCAGACATACCAGTCAGTCGGTCGATACGGGCAGCCATGATGTTCTGGTAAGCCATCTGCTGCTCTGTGACGCCACCGATCTCCAGGGGGATCACGCGATCACGGTCCATGTTCTCTGCCGGCACGACGAACATGTCTGGGGTAGATGCAACATCTTGGGCCATCTTGGAGCCCCGTGAGTCCACCATGACCAGGCGGCGGTAAGCAGCAGCCGAGTACGACATGGTCTTGGCGTGGTCGTTGGTCTCTTCGATGAGCGGCAAGGCCATCGTCATCGGTCCAAGCGGATACACGTCAGACGGCACAGAGTACGCACCAAACACGGTGTATGGGCCACAAGCTGGGCCGTAGTACGGCTTGGGCTCACCAGCCATGATGCAGCTGTACTCTGCGTCCTCGATCAACCGAACTAGACCACCGTGGTGTTCACCGTCTTTGGCTCCTTGAACTTCAAGCTCAGGAATCCACATCTCGATGATGGTGACTTCGTTTCGATCAGGGACACTGATGGCGGCACGGGCATAGTCCTCGTTCCGCTTGTCGTACCCCGCCTTGATATCTCGGACCACATCAAGGTCAAAAGCTGAGTCGGATTCAGCCTGCACCAGCAGGTCATCCAAATCCATGTTGTACTCGTGGCCAAAGTATCGGGCCTCTCTCGCCGTCTCCGCAGCTGGGTCGATAAAGAACTTCTCGGGTGCAATCCGATAGATCCTTGGCATGAGGCCGGCTCCACCCATGTCGATACGACGCAGGTGTTTCACGGGCTCAGGCGTAACTAGACCAACACCCCATGTCATGCACATGTCTGTAGCGAGTTGCTGCAACGTGGGGCGGGTGGCCGAGCGTTTGCACCACTGGTTCATCGCCAGTTCAAGTGCTTGTGCTCGTTTGTTGTTCTCAGGATCGTCAGCGGTAACGTGCACTCGTGGCACGTCGTAAGCCACCCGTGGGAGCACCAGGGAGACATACTGGCCGATGATGTTCTCAATATCGTGGTCGTAGTCGTAACTGGTATCAGACCGATAGCCCAATCCAGCAAACCGCTCTTTCATTCCTCTCCAATGACGAAGGTGCTTCTCCCGCCATTCGCGGGCTGCCTTAATCTCGTCACGCAGGTTGTCGCTGTCAATCCGAAGCACGTTTACCTCTTGGCTTTCTCGGGGTCGCCTTCTTTGGCGGGTCGTATGGGACTGGCTCGATAGGGGCCATGTCGTCTTCAATGTCCGAGCGGCTCAACAGAAGAGGTGGCTCACTGGCTATCTCCAGGTGGGTCAGCAGATCGGTCGTGTCATCATGCGGAACAACTATCAGTTTCCTCCCCAGCATTTCTGCACAATCAGGATGCAAATGAACAGCACAACCCTGAGCCGTCACTTCAACAGCAGCGATAGAGCTCAAGGGCAAGTAGATGTTCAGAATCCGAATTAGCACGACATCACCATAATCTCTTCTCCTCTCCTCTGTTCTCCTCTCCTCTAGGTTCGCCTTTTGCGTTACGCATGCGTTACTCATCCATGACGATATCGTTATCCATATTCAACATCGTACGCCACGAGAAGTCAGGCTTGCCGTAATCGTGTACGGGTCTTTCGCTGTCTGGGTTCACCTCACCCAAAAGCATGACGCATCCGCCAAATGCAATGACCCGGTCACCGTGAGCATCACGGGCCCCTGAGCTGACGTCGATCTCCAGCCTGGCTGGGCCGATGCCCCCGTCCTTGTAGATCACGGTCGATTCCATCTCATCCAGGATCTCAGCGTCCGGGCAGATCACTGTGTCGTCAGCAATTGCACGGGCTAGGTCACCAAACAAAACTCGCTTCGTAACCCGCGTAGAAGTCCATCCGACACGTTTTGAACGGCTTTCGACACGTTGTCCCAGTCGCCGATGGTGGAACACGTTGTACCAACGCAGCCGCTCAAAGTCGTGCTGCATGGATGCACCAGGTCCGTTGACTTCCCATCCGATCATCATGTCCGCCCGGCCTCGGGCCCAGCTTCGAGCAGCCCCGACCACCTCACGGGCCAGGTCATATGGTGGGATCGCGGGGTCCACAAACGTCGCCACGACCTCACGCTGGTTGACATCCATCATCACGCAGCAGGCGTTCGCCGCCCCGGTTCCGTACGCCGGGTCCATGAACGCACACAGCACTGAATGCTCGTCTGGCTCCTGGAAGATCCTCCAACGTCCGGTTGGGTTATCCACAAGGTCTCCACGAACAGCCTCGCATCGGCGAGGTTTGCGGGTGTACTGACGCTGTCGTTCGAGGTCCACCACGGGGAAGAAGCTTCGACCACGGCTAGACGGCAAGGCGAAGACGTTCTCACGGAGGTCATGGACGTCCCGTCGCTTCATCTGACGCTCAAGCCAAGGTGACCACCAGTACCCGCGTCCGGGGTCCCCAGTGATCGAACCATCGACATCAACCCGAGCCTCACCCCCCGCCGACTTGTCGGGGTCATCGACATAGGTCAATAGCAGGTCCTGAGGGTCGTGTGTGGCCTTTGCGGTCTCCCAGAGGGTCCCAGTGAAGTATGAGCCTACAAGGTGCGTAGAGACGGCCCAGCGGCTCGCAGCGGTATCTGCCGCAGAACGCCATCCCTCCTCGAATCTGTCCTGGGACGCGGCCTCGTCAAACAGGACCACCGTCTTCCGAGCACCCCGACCGATGTGGGACGTCGTGGCTTCACCAGTGATCGCGTTCCCGTCAGGATGTTCAAGGATGCAGTGGCGTCTTCGCTTCCCACCTGGCAGCAGATCCACCAAAGGACACGGCAACCAGGACGGTGGAAGGTACTTGATGACGTGTTCGACCTTGGCAAACAGCGTATCGGGGTCACCAGTCCGGTCCACCAAGGCTTCAGTCCGCGAACACAGCAGTACATCCCAGCCTTTGAACAGCCAGCCCCAGACTGACAGGGCCGTGCTTAGCACCGACACCCCGGTCTCCCGGCTCTTGGCCACCGCCATGTCCCGACCGCTCTCGACGCACCCGGACATCATCCGGATCATCTTGATCTGGGCCGGCCACGGGATGAACGGGACCAGCTTGTGCTCGGCAGGCCGCTCCTCGCCAGTCACTTCGTCCACGATCTTGACCCGCCGAGACCAAACACCCAGCGTTACAAACGCCACGGGGTCCCCGGCGGCCAGTTCCGCCCACGCCGCCACGTCAGCAGGCCCCCACCCGAACTCTTCGGGCTCTTTTGCGCCAGCCAAGACCAGCCGGATGTTCTGGATATCAGTCTGATTCACTCGGAAGTTCTTTCTGGTCGAAGTCCAACTTACCAGCCCACGCCTGGGCCGCAGCCCTAACAGCGTCCGAACCTGCACCAATACCCATAATCGGACCCCCGTTGGGACCCGAGAGCTCGACCCGCTCGATCCGGGGCAACCGGGCACGCAGCCAAACCTCAGCCGCACGGATCTTGTTTCGCTCGTCCTCGGCAGACAAAGCCAAGCCCCGAAGCATGTCCATCATCGCCTGATCGCCCTGACCCTCGGCTTCAGCCTCCTCCTCACGGAAGCCCTCCTGCCGGATTCGCCAGCTTCGCATGGTGTCGTAGTTCAGATCAATCATTCGACATGCCTCGGCGGCAGACCAGCCCTGCCTGCGGGCCTCCAGGTACGGGATTCGCTTGGTCTCCCACTGCCTGAGCTGTTTTGTTGGTGTGCTGTCCGAGTCCCCTCTCTTGCGGGAACCCTGTGCATGGCTTGCCTGCGGCTGACCTGCAAGCCTACCCCCCCCATCGCTGGCGGCTGGCTGGCCAGTGCCCTGCTCGCTGGCTGGCGGGGGGGCTGGCTGCGCCTGCTCCTCGTGCGCGTGTTGACTGTGGTGCTGGTGGTGGCTGGCTGCGGGCTGCGGGTGGGGCTGGTGGTCTATGCGTGCTCGAGGCATTGGCTCTGCTCCTCTACTGGCTCTACTGGTTGGTTGCCCGGCGACCGCGATGGTTGGGCGTGAATGGGGGTTGTACGCTGGATAGGCTCGACCCGTACAGAACCCGAACAAAAAAATCTTTGGCAATTGTCTTGATTGGCAATGTGTTGGCGGTTATCTTCTTGCCTTGTGGGCGATGATGCCCTTGGAGAATTGCGACCATGCGTTACCTGAAAGTATTTGTTTCCTCGACCAAAGCCAACGAACTGCTGTCCGTCATCAGCGGCATCACCAAGAAAATGATGATCCCTGTTCGGATGTTTGATATGGGTGCTGGTTACCACGAATGGGACTCGTCCACCCAGACCGATGACTTCAAGATGTGGATCAAGTTCGAGGTCTGCGACGACAGCATCAGTTGGGATGACCTGAAGGATCGGGTCGATGAACTGAACAGGCACGGCATCTACGCTGGTCTCAAGTCGGGCTATGCGATGCCCTGCGAGATCGAGTTGTACGACACCGAAGCCGAGGACTGATCCCACCTGCACGATCCCCCACCTGTCCCCTCTGCGGAGGGGGCGGACTGGGCGACCCTGCCCCAAGGAGAATTACGACCATGACCACCCCAGAATCTATTTCATTCTACGACGCACACAGCCGACTGAAAGTCCGTGCCAGACGCGATTGCCAACTGCTCGTCGAGATCCAATATCGCAAGAAGTCCACCTTCATGGGCGGTACTCGATACTTGGTTCAAGTCGGATTCCACGACATCAAGCCGACCCTGAGTCAACTCGGCCATGAGGCCGGGTTTGATCACCGGGGCGTCCGGATCAAGACCGACCGTGCTGGCGTTGAGAAGATGCTCGAGGAGTGCCTTCGCAAAGGCCACATCAGCCAGACCACGATGACCCTGATGCTCGCTGCCATCGACGATCAGATGCTTAGATCCTCGAGTAGCACCGGGCTGGATGCTGGTGCTGGCTGGGTGAAGATGATCGACGGCGCGCCCGCGTGGGACTACTGGCCTGAGCCTGAGAAATACCCATACGGCGGCTGATCACGATCCCCCACCTGTCCACTGTGTCGGAGCAGTGGGCGGACTGGGCGACCCTGACCTGCCCACGGAGAATACGACCATGAAGACCAAATTGAACAAGCCAGAGAAGACGTGGATCCGCTTTGCGATCCAGTGCATCGAGGAGCAGATCGAACTGCTTCGTAATGCCCAGATCGTTGTACTGACGGACGAGGGCTGCGTTGACGAGGACGCCACCGAGCAGGCCATCCGAGCCCGGCAACTCAACATTGACAACCTCAAGTCGATGCTCGGCGACTGATGAAGATCCCTGATTATTTTCAAGTATTATGCTTGACAACGATCAATTGCACCTTAAAATGATTTCGGGCGATTGTGCCCACGGAGAACCGACCAATGACCAACACTAATTCAGCAACATGGCTTGACCTCGTACCCCAAGATGATCCAAACCGCGACCTGCTCGAGACCATTGCCGCCGTGTCCGAAGATGGGCATCGACTTGGCGTCCCAGTCATGTGGTGCAAGGCCGACATAGACGATGATCGGGAGGAGAGAGACGAGCCGCCACTGACCGACGAGCAGTGGAACCGTGTGGCAACTCAACTTGAAATCGCTGACCTTTTCGATTGGGACTGGGAAGTGTTGAATGAATGCATCGACCGGGTCATCAACGGATGATCAATGCACGATCCCCCACCTGCTCCCTCTTCGGAGGGGGCGGGATGGGCGACCCTGCCCAACGGAGAACTATGACCATGAATATTGAAGAACCATCACCATGGGCGCAAGACGCCGACACCCTCGAGTCGATCCTTGATCAACTTGGATTTCCGGTGAAGCATCTTGACGGCACGATTGACAGCGCATTTCACAGCGACGCGCAAGACCGAGTGATCTATCTGATCGACGTGCTTGATGGACACATCGACACCCTGATGACCAACGACGGCGTCAAGCAAGCCATTGCCAACGCAATGAGAAAGGGAAACTGACTATGCCAAGAATCAAAATCACGCGAACCGAATATGCCACCGTCTGCGAGACCACCGAGGTCTACATGGACGTGCCTGAGGGGCAAGACCCCGAGGAACTCATCATCGACATCGAGGATGACGGCTTGGCCGATGACCTGATCGAGAAGACCCAAGAGGCTGCCTGCATCCAGTACGACAACGATGACCCCAAGAAGGTGTTCGTCGGCACGGATCAATGCAACCGATCATACGACTGGGGCGGAAGCATCGAGACCGAATGCGAGGTGGTCGAATGATCAAGAACTTTCATACCAAGAGATTCATCGTGACCTCATCCCAGATGGTGGAGGTAGTAAGGAAGTGGGACGTCAAAGTGCCCAACACCGTGGATGCCGAGGAAGTCGCCTACGACATTGCCGAGAATCGCGAGCCAGACGAAGTCAAACGTCTCGTCTGCACCGAGGTCGAGACCGAATGGTCAATCGAAGAAAAGGGGTTCGATCAATGACCACCAAGATCCAACGAAGACTCAAGCAACTCAATCGTGAGAGAAAAGAGACCGATCAAAAGATGCAGTCTGCAATGAAGGCAGGGAACTGGAGAGAGGCAAGGAGCCACCACTTCTGGTTCCACTACCTCGGCGATCAAATCAAAAAATTAAGAGAGGACGCACAATGAACTCATTCAACATCACATCTGAGATCACATGCCAGTACGAATACTCGCCAGTGGATGCAGCCACCACCGTGCAGTTCCTCTACAACGGCGACCCGCCCATGTCCATGGGCTTCACAGTCTGGCTCGAGGACGATGGCTCAGTGCTTTGGACAACCGAGAAGAATCCGGGGCAAAACCAGATTGGGCAAGTAACCGGCGACGGTGATGCCCGAACCGTGGCCTGTGCCATCGACTCCATGCTCGAGTACATGCTCGAGGTCACCGGCACATTCTGCGGAGCACCGTGGGGATTGCAGGCCGACGTCGTGGCCATGATGGAGATTGCCGCCAAGGTGATCCACGACCAGTACGACGAACGGGTCGGCCAACTCGTGGACTGCGTACTAACCAACGGATCAAATCCAGAAGGGGAATTTTTATGAAACCAGTAAGCACCAAAGCAAAAGTTCTGTTCTTGCAGGACGAGGCGAGGTATCATCAACGCCAGGCGGCGTTGTGGGAGCGACGAACCAACGTGGTCGAAGGCGAGCCTCTCGAGGCCGAGTACCGATCCCGGTTCCTGCAACACCAAGCCAAGGCCAAGGCGATGCAGCGGCAGATGGAGAATCTGCTTGGAGGTCACGATGACGGGTGACCAAGAGCACGAAGAGAATGCTGCTGAAACCACGGGGGATGACATTGATTACCGCTGGCTGCACGGCCAGATGAGTGAAGAAGATTTTGACCGATAAGGAGGGTCTACCATGAATGAATATAAAAGTTTGCTTATTACCAAGATCGCTGACAAGGTCAGCGAGATCACCGGGGGGGATGGGGTCATCCACTCCCTCCGCATGCGATGCCCCAAGAAGCCAGCCATGCACGACGGCGTGGAGACCATCGTCCAAGAGGGCGCTATCGCGTACTACAGCGTCAACAAGGGCGGGTTCTGCGTCCACTTCGTCGGGGCGTACTTGCCCGTGGACTGCGGGTATCCGGCAAAGGCCAAGTTCTTCTGCGGCCAGTACGGGCTGTCTGTGTCCGAGGCGGAGGATTTGGTCATGGATCGGTACTACAAGAGCAGTGGCGGTGAGTGGCCTGTTCGCGAGAACCTTGTGGCGGAGGACTGCTGACCATGGAGTTCTCACCCCAATACGCCATCTCCCAACTTGCTCCGCTGTTCAAACCAGCGAGCGAGGGGGGGATGCCCTGCCCGACACACATCCCCGAAGGCTCGCACCCCAGTGCCGGCACGCCGTACTCCATCGTCTACTTCGAGGATGTGCGGGATCGACCGTTCTCTCTGCAAATTGCAGCACGAAACAATCGAGAGGCCGAGTGCATCTTCGCACTGATGAACGGGTTCACTGACGAGTACACGCCACCTGAGGGCACGGGCATCACTGATCCAGTGCCGCACCACCACGGCAACTTGCACAACAACAAAAGTGGTGGGTGGCTGTGGCCTACGACCCAGCAGATCACGCCTTGGGATCGCGACCGGATCGTCAGCCAGATGGATCACCTGTATCGACACCTTTGCATCAAGATCCAACGGGCGATTGAGGCACAAGATGAACACACACCTGAAGACCAGCAGTGCCTGGCCGACGACATGGTGGAAGCCTACGAGAACCGTATGCTGACCTACCGACTGAGATATTCGCACCGAGATTGGAGTATTCGATGACAAATCCTAAGAAGCCGTACCTCGGCTTGACTTGCAGCCAAACCATGATGGATCAACTCGACGAGTGGGCATCAACGGAATCAGCTCAGGTGTCCACGACACTGGGCAACGTGGAGATCAACTTCTCCAGAGCCGAGATTGCACGCAGCATTCTGATGAAGGCTATCAACACCGAGATGAACAGCCAATCAGAACTCGGCATGAAGTTGGCAAAGATCGCAACAAAAGGTCTTGACCAGCCACCCGACGCCGGGTAATCTCTCTGACCTAACTGGCTTGGTCGCCAGTTCTCCCCCCGGAGGAGGAACTTCGCTGCTTCCTTCGGGCTTTGCCTTCGGGCGACATCCCACCCTTCAGCCGGAGGCTGCATCCACCCGCAGCCTTCGGTCTTTGCCTTCGGGCGACAACCAATCAGAAAAGGAGCGACTGATGTTACACACCAACGACCCCGGCTATCGCGGGGAATACGAAGCAACACAGATGAGCAACGCCGAGTACCACTCGGTTGGGTTGCCATGGTGTTCTGCCCACCGACTGGCCATGTTCTCCCAATGGGGAGCAGCCACCGTAACCCACGAGGTGGAAAACCCAGCACAGCCATCCGCAGCCATGGTCTTGGGCTCGGCCATGCACAGCAAGATCCTGACCCCCGACCTGTTCAACCAAGAGTTCCGAGTGTGGAAGGGTGACCGCCGCACCAAGGCCGGCAAAGAGGAGTACGCCAAACTTCAGCTCAACTCACAAGGGGCTGACATCCTCAACGCCGAGCAAGAATACCAGGTCAACGGCATGCGTGACGCAGTCATGCAGCATTCGACCTTGGGTCGCATGGTTGAGCGAGCAGTGAAGTCCGGGAACACCGAACGCTCTCTGTTCTACGAGTATGCGGACGTGCCGTGCAAGGCACGCATTGATGCAATCTCCATCATGGACAATAACGAACTTGTACTGCTTGACCTGAAGACCACGAGCCGATCCATGGCCGTGGATGATCTCGTCCGCACCTGTGCCAACTACGGGTACGTCGAGCAACTCGCCTTCTACAGCGCCATGTGCAAGCAGGCCGGCATCGGTCACTCTCGGGTGCTGATCGGGTTCGTGGGCAGCAAGGCTCCGTACCCTGTCCGCGTCTGTGAACTGACCCCTGACTGGCTCCAGGCGGCAACGCAGGTCAACCTGCTTCGACTGTGCATGTGGAAGAATGCTGACTGGGACTGCCCAGAAGACAACGACGAACCCATCGCTGACCTTGAGATGCCAGCGTGGTATGGGAACTCGATCCAGTGATCTGGCTCTGGCTCTATCTGGAGAACCTCATGACGATTGAACAAATACTTCTGGCCTTCGGTGCTCTCTGCATCCTGATCACCGTTGGCCACATCGCAGCAACATGGAGGAAATGATGATGACTGCACCAACACCAATCATTCAGAACATCAAAGGCAAGGACTACGAGGTCGTTGCAAGCCGGGTCGCCCGGTTCCGGCACGACCACCCCGAACGTGCCATCCTGACCGAGTGCATCCACAACGGTGAAGACCGGGTGGTGTACAAGGCTACGATTTGCGATGACAATCATCTGCCCATCGCGGTAGGCCATGCCGAGGAGTATCGCAATGCCGGCATGATCAACAAGACTTCGGCCACCGAGAACTGTGAAACTTCTGCCATTGGACGCGCCCTTGGCATTCTTGGGTATGATGTTTGCAACTCAATCGCATCTGCCGATGAGGTTGAGCGGGCTATATCCCAACAGAACTCTAAACCTTTCTCTTCGTCTGCCCCAGCCCCCCACGCTCCCCCTCCGTCTGCTACACCTCCAGCAGATCAGGGGGGCGGGGCAGCGTCTGGGCAACGCAACGCCCCCAGGCCGGCCAACGTGCCTGATGACTGCGAGCACATCAAGCTCCGCAAGTATTACGACAACACAAGTGCCAAAGGCCAGGCGTACATCAAGTGCTTTGCCGATGTCAATGGCGAGGACATGGACGTCGTGTGCTGGATAGACGACCTGCTTCAGCAAGTGCGTGACGCATGCCCAGGAGAGTTGGTTGGCAAAGGTGAGTTCGACACGTTCCGTGGCAAGCGTCGGTTCAAACTGACCGAGATCGTAGACAACTCGGAGCAACCGCCAGCCAGAGGGGAGGAGTTCGATGACTCAGACATCCCATTCTGATGCCATCTTTGAGCTGACCATGACCGAGGTCGAGGCACGTCATGTGCAGACTGGCATCGGCTTGTACTTGATCCAGCCACACCCGTACGTTGACACGTCCAAGTACCACCGTCAGCTTGCGGTTGGCCTGCACCGGCAGATCAGCGAGTGGATTGTTGAGCGACCCCGAACCAAGTTTTTCTTCTACAAGATTTACACCCTCATTCAGAAGGAAGCGGTTGCTGACATACTTAACCATGCCATGCAGGCGGAGACTCACGAAAGTGTGATCGACCGTGTGCGTGAACAACTCTTTGGAGGAGGCAACGAGGACGACTATCTCGGAGCCGTCTCTTACTGATGTCGTGGATCAAGATGCGAACCAACCTTCGGACTGACGGTCGGGTGCGTCGGATTGCAAGATCCTGCGGCATCACCAAGGCCGAGTGCATTGGCCACCTCTTCGTCTTCTGGTCACTCGCCGATGAGCATTCCACCGATGGAGTCTTGAAGAACTGGGACAAGGAGTCCGTCGATGATGAGACGTGTCCCGGCTTCTTCAGCGCCTTGGCGGAGGTCGAGTGGGCAGATGCAACCACAGATGGAGAGGTGGTCGTGCCTCGATTTGAAGACCACAACGGTAGATCAGCCAAGAAGCGGGCTCAGGGAGCCTCCAGGGCTGCGAGCTACCGTGCAAGAGCCCAAGAGGTTCAGGACGCCGCCGCCCCCCAGGCGGCTCCTGAGCCCCAGGAAGAGGCAGCAGGTGGTAAGATCGAATGGTACAGCCGCCTCGATGCCATGGGACTGGACAAGATGCAGTCCATCCAACTGGTCAAGCGTGTGTTTGACGAGCATGGTGAAGCGGGGGAAGAGTGGCTGACCAGAGTGGTTGAGACATGCAACACGAAGAGAAGCCCAATCGCGTACCTGAGGAAGATCATCAAGAATCAGTACGGTCTTTAGACTTTAAAGTGTTTGGGATCAAACCCGTGGCCATGCCCAGGCCACGATTCGCGAAGGGTCGCGTGTTCTCAAACTCAACAAGGGCCAACGCATGGAAGGGAGCTGTCCGGTGTGCGGCACTCGAAGCTATGGCGGCGTGTGGATGGATCGCCACCGGCAGCCCTCTTTCCTTGCGACTGGTCTTTCAATTCAAGCGACCCAAGTCTCACTACACCAACAAGGGTTTGCTCAAGTCTGAGGCGTGGCACATGCCCCACCGGCCCGACATTGACAACCTCAGCAAGGCAGTAATGGACGCGCTCAATGAAGTGGCTTACACTGACGATTCACAAATAGTTGCGCTGGATGCCATGAAGATATATGGCCCAGACGAAGGAGTTCTAGTATGCCTGAGGACAATACAAAGGGGGAGTACGTCGCCCTGCAACCAACAGACGTCGTAAAGTACAGCGGGTTTGATGACGCTATGCTTGGCGTGGGCCAGCAATTGGGTGGGCCACCCGTAGCGGTCTACCTGTTTGACAAGGTCATCGAATTAATTGTGGAAGCTGACAAGTGCAGCCCAGAAGAAGCCGTCGAAAAGTTCAAGACCGAGGTCGTGCAGATGTCTTTTGGGGTTCGCACCCCGATGATCATCTACCCTCCCGAAGAGACTGACGCTCCTCACGGTGACGCTTAGACTCATCCCTGGCCCACTTGAAGATTTCTTTTTGCTCTTCAGTGAACTCAACGCCAGCCTCGCGAAGCTGATATTCAGCCGTACGCAATTCGGCAGGGCTCGCCCCGGTCATCAGAATCTCCAGCATCTGGAATGGTGACCGGGCGGGCACGCCCATCAAAGTCAACAAGTCAACCGACGCTTGCTCCAGGTACTCCGTGGATTTATCTGGGTCTGGAGTTTGCAAGGTTTGCTGCGTCTTACGCAAGGTGCTCAACCCCACGCCGAAGCCCACGTTCTGGAAGGATGACTCCAGGTAGCGGCCCTCGTCCCTGACGTCACGACCCTCACGGAATGCTTCAACCTGCTCGGCAATGATGCCGGCCAACGGTCGCGATGCCAGGAAGGTGAGCACTGGGAACGGCGATGTCCGGACCAGAGCTTCCTCGATCCACATGTCCAACGCCCGATCACTTGCCTTCTGTCGGTGGACCTCGGCAAGGATTTGTTCCTTCTCATCCTCGTCGTCATACAGCGAGGCGAGCAACATCTTCCAGAGATACGTCACGCCAATGTTGATGGCAGCGTTACCAGCAATCGACACCGCAGCAGCACGAGTTCGTCTCCCCTTAGTGACGTCGGGCTCATAGATTCTGGAGTATGTCTTCATAGGATCGGACGTAAAGGTCAAGAACGCTTGGCTGAAGCTGCCATCGGCACGCATGTTTGCCGTGACGTTGGAGTCATCCAGGGGGGACGACGTGTTCTGGGTGCGTCGGATGTGGTTCTCGGCGGCGCTGATGGTCTCGGCTGACGGGGTGCTCTCTTTCCGCCTGGTCATCTCTGCTTGAACCGCAACCGCCACGATAAACCGATCCAAAAGACGCAGAGTTGGGATCGCTTTGCTCACAGAACCTACTGATTTTGCCGTTTGCGCTAGGTGCTCGCGTGCAATAGACATGTTTCCATCGCGAGCTGCTCGCCCAGCACGGGCTATGTTGGTGATGATGTCGTTCATGACGTCCAAGAACTGAACCATGTCCGCCATGCCTGATGCCCCATCGTCACGATTGAAGACAACCCGACGATCCACGGCGTTGCTGGAATCTCGATCCCAGAGATAGCCCGACCGACCTGCAACGTCTTCTTTGAAGAATCGGTTGAAGTCGCCAGTCACCAGACGTTGCATAACCTTAGCAGTAGCACCAGCCATCTCGCCCGCACCCATGGTGATCATCAGGGAGTTAAGGCCGCCGAAAAAGATTCGTCCCCAACTGGTGGGGCTGAGCACCAGGATGCCGCCGGTCACCGGTGCAAGGGCTCCGAGCATCTTGTCACCACGTGCCGGCAAGACTCGAGTGGCATACCCGACGTGCTTCAAAATGCGGTCGTACTGTTGGCTGCCAAATTTGGCCGTGATGGCACGACGTACATCTGGGTCAGTCAGGATAGTCCACGCCAGGCGTGTGGGCTCAGCCATATGGGCCAGCTCAAGTGAGCTATCCAGGTGGTCCAAGTAATCGGACGTAAAGTCGGACACTACCGGAATGGTGTTGCGGCCACGCTGCTTGGTGAACCCTGCGTTCTCTGCAAAGATTTGCATGACGTTGTCGCTGTTCAGCAGACGGTCGAGGGCAGACTGGGCAGTAACTTGCTCGGCTGAGCGTGGCTCGTAGCCTGCCACCTGGGGAGGCATGCGGCCAGTCATGCGGTACAAAATGCCCATGGCTGGCGCACGAAGATCAGTCTCACGAATGTCCTTCATGTCGCTCACCAGGCGGACAAGCCGTGGCTCTGCAAGTTTGCGAATCTTCAGGATGTCATCGAGCAGGTTGTCTCCAGAGACAATCGTGCCTTCGCCGGCAGGACCGACACGCAGTGACATCTGTCCACGCTTAGCGATCATCTCCAAAGTCTCATTGTCCATGGCCAACAGCTTGAGATACTGGCCCATGGTCAACTCGATTTTGCGTCCGCCAAGAATGACGGATCGTGTACCAACCATGGCCCGACCTCGAGTCATGCTGGTGCGAGCTCGGAAGTCTGCTAAGTCTCTGAAGCCTGCTCGACGTACAGCCTCGTCCATCTTGTTCATGGTCTCACGGCGTCGAGAAAGCATCGCAGACTCTGCCGCCACCAAGCTGTCCCAGATGAAGTCAAGACCGACCAGCTTCAAGATCGACTCCAGGTCAAGACCACCACGTTGAGCCATGCCGAACATGCTGCTTTGTGTCACGCCACCTGGACCAACGGGAGCTTCACCCTTACGCTCGGCCATCTTGCCAAGGACGGAGCTCTTGCCTGAGTCAACCTTCTCGTTGAACTCTCGTCGATTCTGCTTTTGCAGATCACGGTCGTCCTGGATGGCTAAGTCCAGCTCGGTATGCAGCTCTTCGAGAGCCTGCAAATCACCCTCGTACTCAGACAAACGTGCAGCTTCAGGCTGCTTCTTAAAAAGCTTGAGCAAAGCTTCTGCCTGTGCTGTGATTTGATTGATCTTCTGTCGGGTTTCATCCGACATCTTCACGCCCTTGCGGAGAAGACCCTTGGCTTTCTTGTTGAACTTGACCGTGGCCTCACGCATGCGGCCTTGTGCTGCAACCAGCATGACCTCTTTCTCAACCTTGAGCAGAGCTGCCTCTGTTTTAGCTTGAGTCAACTTGGTGAGCAGCTTGCCACGCAAAGCAACTGGCAAATTCTTTTGGATGAACTTGCGAGTCTCTTGTCGTGCGGTCTCAATCTTCACACGTTTGGCCTTGAGATCAGCCGCACGTTGACGCATGCGTCGGAGTTGATCATCGAGCGCCGCTTTCTGGTCTGCTTTGCTCAGGGCTTTCTGAGCGTCAGCTCCAGCGATGACGCCGGCAAGAGCAGCAACGTCTGGCCGTGTACCCTTACGGTCGGCAAGCCTCTGCTTCTCACGACCCATGATCGTTGCCATCATCGCATCAAGAGAGTCGCCAACACGGGCCCGTGCTCGCTTCTCTTGGTTCAATCGTTCTCGGTCAGCCTCACGGAAGCCAGGGTCTCGTGCGAATGCAGAGTCAGTCGATTCAACAACACCCATGTCATAGACACGCTCGACCCGAACCGCTGGCCTGCGGTACTCAGGCATGTTGCGGTCCATGATTGCCACGACCAAACTATCAGGGAGCTGGTCGTACAAGGGCTGCCTGAACTCGTCAGTCTTGGCCCGTCGCCTGAACTGCTCTCTCGCTTCTTCCTCAGTGTTGGCGAAGATCATGACGCGGTCGCGGTGGTACGCAACTCGGGCAGATCGGCCATCGTCCGCAGTGCCTGGGTCACCCCTGAACTGCGTCTTGTAGACGAACATGTACCGAGTCTTACCGACGTTGGCGTTGTCCCGTGCGTACACCAGGGGGGGTACGTCAGGTCTTTTGTTGCCCTGCTTCTCAGCAGTCTGAGCACCTTGCAACTTCTTGGCTCGTGCCTTGTGAAGGTTGACGGTGTGAGTCGGTGCGTTCTGCATCAAGTGGTGCAGACTTGCAAGTGCCAGTTCCAGCACCGTTCGTTCACGTCCCGAGTTGTCAACGATGGCGCGGTTGTCGATGCCCAACGAAGCAGCGACAGCCTCAAGCACTGCGCCCATACCGGTGTTGCCTTTGTCAATCAGGTGGATGTCGCCCTCGTCCAACTCCATAACTTGGAAGTAAACATCGTTGCCCTGGCTTTGATCACCAAGCATTGGTGCGATTGGACTCAAACTCTTGCCGACATTTTTTGGATCAGCTGTGTCAATGATGGCCATGTGCGCCAAGGTTTGTTGAAGTTGACGGTGCTGCATGCACTGAGCAACAAACTCGACCAGGTTGCTGCACATGTACCCCACATCCACACGGTCTCCGAGCAAATCGCGACCGGGGGTGTTGGGGTCAAGACCCATCTCTGGATCAATCTTGACTGCCTCTGAGGGACTGGCGTGGAAGTGAGCTTGGGCTACATATGCAATCAGCAGTGCCCGCATCCAAGGTCGCTGATTGTTAAGAGGAGACATCAAGTAAGACATAGCGACCGACAGGTCTTTGTAGAGCAGGGTCTCGGGATTTGTTCCATTGACCTGGCGGAGGTTCGCGGCCTTCCTGCCTTCTGGAGTGGATCTTGGCTCAACAAACTGAATGATTTCTTTGTCTTGTTGCCCAGATACAGATTTGACTCTTGTTGTGTGGATGACGGTGTCTTGACCGTGTTCGAGCTCCTGATCAGCACCGGCGTCTGTGCCGCCCAAGACTCGGATCAGCTCATCTTGAATCGTCAGCATGGTTCGGCCATGTGTGAGTTCGTGCAGCACGACACCAAGCCAATGATGCGAGTGAACCCCAATGCAATGTTCAGGCTTGGACGCCATGCCTTCGCTGTAGGCGTAGTGTTCTCTCCTTCTCTCTATCCAAGGTTGTGGCCCAAACACAATGAGCCCCTTCTTGCCAAAGGTTTTAGCGTTGAGCTTGGAGGCGGGGTGATTTCTGAAGTAACTGCGACCGCCGTCCTGAATAAACCCACCCTTTACACCTGCTCTAAATTCAAACGGTGGATGCCAGAACGCAATACCAATTGCAACTCCAGTATCAAACGGGATGCGGACATCTACCCCGCTGTCGATGATTTGCCGGGCCACGTCTTTTTGTGCCGCAATCTGTGGTTCAACAAACTTGAGAACCGCTTCTTGTGCGTCTTTGATTGCATACCAAGCCATCTCAGCACGGTCACGGTGATCACCCTCAGGCTCCTGTTGGATGAGATCCCACAGCTTGGTCAACCGAGCTTCCATCTTGGCACGCGGATCAAGGCGGAGCCCAAGCTCAAGCACATCACTGACGTACTCGCAATCCTCAACCTCGTCAGCCAGTGCGTCGTTCGGGTGATAAACCAACCGCTCAGTAAGCTGAATCAGCCGGCCCTCTTCCGGTCCAATCACTCTTCCAAACTCGTCAGTTTGCGAGAGACCTGTCCCCAAGTTGAATGCATCAATACCAGGTGTAAACTCGGCCTCACGTCCGGAAGCGTCTGGCTCGAAGAGTTGGGCGATTCTTTTGGCGGCAAACTTGCAAGCGTCGTCGCTCATGCCACGCCAGTCGCTGATGCCATAAAGCAAAGCGCCAATAACACGACCAGACTTGTCGCTGCTCAGGTACTTGATTGCCTCTCTGGCATTCTGCTCGTCCCGGTCATCTACGAGACTTTTGCGAGGAGCACCAGAACTACCTCGAGTATCTACTCTTGCGTAGGCGTAGTAGTCGTGGTTGTCTGGTCGCTTTCTGGCGAAGGCGATGTCTCCGCCGGTTCGCTTGCTGATGGAGTTGGCGACTTCATCGTTGGACTGTTGTTGGCTTCGGAGGAAGTCGGCCCGGTGCGCGCGAATGGACGATCGAACATGATGAAGGCGGAACCCTCGACTTCGGCCAAGAGCTGAGACAATTCTTCCTCGGTCATCCGAATCGAGGGCGGCAATACGTCCCCATACTTCTCGAGTGGCAGCTCGTCCCGCGCGACCAGAGGTCCCACCGGTGGCCGTGACGGACGGGGCGATGAGGGCGAGCTTGTCTGCTCGGGTTGGGGCGACTTGTTCAATGAGTTTGATTTGGACACTGCTGAGTCCACGGCTTCGTTTTGGTTGTCTTCTGTTGCCATCTAGTTCACCTTTCGCCTTGCGTTCTTCAGTGCGACGCAGGGCTCTTTCTTCTTTTGCTTCCTGGACTGCGGCTGCATCACCCGACTCGACGGCGGCGTCGTAAGCAGACTCCGCTTTGCGTCGTGCCTTGCGAGCTTTCTCGAGCGCCCGAGTAAACTTCTCTTGACGCTTGAGGAACTTGGCCTCATCCTCCATTACCTCTGTGCCACCCTCGGTGACAACCAATCCATCATACCAAGAACCGGAATCAATTTCATTCTCTGCTGCTTCGAGAATGATTTCGTTTTCACGGGTGATGATGTCAGCCTCGGATGGTCCGATTTGGCCGTTCGGATAACCCTTGTTGTTCCATTCATCACCGAAGGGCAGTATGTACCCGCCCTCGATTGCAATTTCATCGGGACTAGAGACACGGATACTGTCGCCAAACTCATTTGTAGATGCGTCTCGAATCTGTGCGACCTCGTCCAAGCTGATCTGTGCTTCTGGTGCAAAGTTAGCGAAGGTGATGATCGTGCCGTTGGACACCTGCTGCACCAGCGGGTTGATGTCTTTGTTCTTGACACCCTTGAGAACTCTGGCGATCTGCGTGTTGTCCACGTTCACACCGGGAACGAACACCATGACGCCACCCATAGAAGTTCTGTCGCCAGGCTGACGTTTCTTA